TAACTCAAGGTCATGTGAGCACCCAAGACCAGTCGGATGGTTGTATCGAAGTGACACAGCTCCTTACACTTTTTATTACTCAATTACCACGCCTGATAATATGAAAGAAATATTTAAGTGGGATGTATCATTAGCTGGTTCAGATTACAATACACCTGAATATTACTCACCATTCGTTACGAAATATGGAGACGTTGTGTTTGTGTTTAGAGGAGACAGATTGTCAACTCTAACGGACAATGAGCCGATAAATCCTGACGCACGTAGGAATCCAATAGTATATCCAGCGAGTAATTATTCACATCCTGTAGTGGTAGATGTGGGTGAGGTGAAGCCTACTGCTTGGTTACAAAATTGCGGAGCCGATTATATTTACAATCAAGATACGTTTATGTTTAGCGAATACACTCGTCCGTTACATGGTAATGCCCACGTTTGGAAAGTTAGTGATCCGGTTACTAGTTCAGACAGCTGGAAAATTTCAAAAACATTTGAACTAAGTGGAAGTATGAACGTTGGGATGAAACATATCCACACAATGAACTATGACCCCTACTCCGAACTGTTATTCATGACGACCGGAGATGACAGTGCTTCAGCAAAAATATTTACCTCATCTGATAATGGCACAACATGGCAAGTTCAAATGGAAGGTATCGAAAAACATTGTCGTGTGCTTAATTTTGTGTTTAAAGAAGATAAGATTTATTGGGCAACTGATAGTGGAAAAATAGACTTCCATTTCTTCTATGAAGTTCCACGTGATCCGATTACGAAAGTTCCTGATTTTTCAGCCATTAAAGAGCTGTATAAATTCAAAAACAAAATCGGACAACAAGCCACTTACGCAACAGTTGCGATCGAAGAACCAAGCGGCTTGTTGTTTTTAGATAGATATGACAATCCAACCGTTGAACCAATGGAAATTTATTTCTGGAGTTTCAAAACGAACTCCATGCACATACTAGATTATTTGAACCCAGTAGAAGGCGTTGCTGCTATGTTTGGTTTTAGGGTAGAAGCGTTAAATTGGTATCAAAGTACCGGAAAAGATAAGCGGATTGTTATGGGGTATGGGCACCCGCCAAACGACAATGCTTTATTAGGAAATAAGATTAATAATCGGATAAATAATTTGGCCTTAGAAGTAAAAGAGATTGTTGATTTTTAAAATCTGAATAAGTTACCGTTGACTCAAACTTCGCGGAAACTGAAAACAGGTTATGAAAATAAAATAATAAATATTTTATCGAGACAGTCATTAATTTGGCTGTTTGGTTTAGTTGGTGGTGTAATTACGGGAATTTTAGGGGGCTTGGACGTGCTGACACACGCAATTGTGGTATTGGTCATAGTTGATTACTTGACAGGACTTGGCAAGGCGTTTCAGGAAGCCGTGTGGGCGACAGAAGATGCAATGATTGTGGAACAAGGCAATGCGTAGGCATATTGTTTGGCGGATGATCCTAGTTGGTTGTCTGCTTTCTTGGCTAGTCGTGTTGTGGATTATATTTTAGGAAAGTAGGTGATGAATGATGAAAGTTGAAAACTTATCATCTGAAGCGTTTAGAGAAGATAATATTGAGAAGAAAAAGATAATAAAGAAATTTATTGAATCCTTTAAAAATGATATCATTGTTATAAAAACCAAAGGAGATAATGATGGAAATTTTAGGGATGAAAGAACAAATGATAAAAACATTAGACACTCCATTAGGAAATAGAATTTCTATAAGCGCAGATTTTGAGATGCCAGAAAAATTAAACATGGAAATACTAATGGCCATAAAACTTGTAGAGTTAGAAATGGAGTCGCAAGGAATCAATATTGAAAAAATAAAGGGTACGAACTTAATCATCCTTGCTTCAGGAGAAGTTAAGTTGAAAATGAGTAGTATAGGTAATTACATTCGTTTTTCTGTCATAGATTACTCTAAACTAGCAAATGTTAGAAATGAGAGCGCTAGAATTGCTGTAATAATTGAAGAGTTAGTCCATAATTTTTGGAATTATAGCGATGAAGAAAAAATTAAACTGATTGATCTTAGAATTCTAAAGAGGTTTGATCAGAAAGTTGAGCTTGAAGATATATTTGACATGAGTACTATAGAGGATTCTGAAAAAATTAATTATCTAGTACTTACACCCGAAAATTTTGATAAGTAGTAAATTAAGCACGCTAAATCGAGTGTGCTTTTTCTATTTCCTAAATACGATTGGACAAAAGGCGTTTGGGTGGAAGATAAAGACAGCATTATTGAATACATGAAAACAGAATTAGAGTCACTTAAGGCACGTCTGGAAAAACTGGAGGCTTAAAATGTGGATATACTACCTAATTGTCGCTTGCCCGCTAATGTTGGGAAGCTTATTTATGTTGGCGTTGAAAATTTTTAGTTAGGGGAGTGGTAGAATGTGACAGAAAAAAATGAGCAAGATTTGTGGATGGAAATTTTACAAAGGTTAGTCCGGATAGAAGAAAACACAAAAGGCGTTGACGAAATTGCGAACAAAGCGACAATCGCTTTAGCAAAATCAGAAGAAAACGAAAAGGACATCAATGAAATTAAAGAAAATCAAAAATGGACGTGGCGGACAATTGCTGGTATTGGCGTATCAGTAGTTGTCTATTTTATTACGCGGTTTTTGGGGTAACGAAAGGGGGTGAGATTATGAAAATTGATTGGAAACAAAAATTATCAAGTCGAAAATTTTGGGCAGCAATCACTAGTCTGGTGGTTGCTGTTTTTGCCATATTCGGCGTTGATCAATTGACGACAGAACAAGTCATAGCTTTAATCGGTGCGATTGGTGCACTAATTGCATATATCCTGAGCGAGGGATATGTAGACGCAAATCGAGACACAAAAGAGGAGGAAAAGGATGAAGAGACTAAATAAGATCGTTGCGTTATTATTACTTGCTATTACTTTGGCTATGCCGACTACGGCTTTTGCCGCCAAGAATGACCAAGGTGTTGACTGGTCAGTATATCAAGGCACTTACGGTAAATTTGGCTATGCTCATGATAAGTTTGCGATTATCCAGGTTGGCGGGCGCAATAGCAATCAAGGCATTTACGAGCAATCCACTTACACTACACAAGTAGCCAGTGCAATCGCACAAGGTAAACGTGCGCATACTTATATCTGGTACGAAGTTGGCGGTAGCATCGATTTAAGTAAGACTACTCTTGACTACTTCTTACCAAAAATCCAAACGCCTAAAGGCTCGATTGTAGCATTAGACTACGAGCATGGCGCAAGTGGGGATAAACAGGCAAATACCAATGCGATCTTATACGGAATGCGACGAGTTAAAGCCGCAGGATATACACCAATGTATTATTCTTACCGACCATACACAATTGCAAATGTGTATTATCAGCAAATCATAGCAGAGTTTCCTAATTCACTATGGATGGCGGCCTATCCAAATTATCAGGTAACTCCAACGCCAAATTGGCAAGTTTTTCCGTCCATGGACGGCGTAGCGATTTACCAATTTACCTCAACCTATATTGCAGGTGGATTAGATGGTAATATTGATTTAACGGGTATTACTGACAATGGCTATGCAAAAGGCAACGCCGAAAAACCTAAGACTGAAACACCTGCAATTGACGCTGGTAAAAAAGCCGACAATACGCCTAAAAAGACCATTAAAGTGGGCGATACAGTCAAGGTCAACTTTAGCGCTACAAATTGGGCTACCGGTGAAGGTATACCGACTTGGGTAAAGGGTAACACTTATAAAGTGATCCAAATCAATGAAAATAAATTGTTGCTTGATGGCGTGATGTCTTGGATCAATCGTAGTAATGCGGAAATTATTGCTACGAGTCAGACAGAGCAAACGATTAGTAATGCACCAAAACCAGTAGCTAAGACGTATGTTGTACGTTATGGAGATACATTGTCAGGGATTGCCTATGTCAATGGTACTAGTGTAACTGCGTTACAATCGCTTAATGGTATTAACAATCCTAACTGGATCTACGTTGGCCAAACGCTTAAGTTAAGTGGTACAGCAACAGTTTTACCTAGTATTAAAACTTACACTGTACGCTACGGTGACAATCTAAGCACAATCGCTACTAAACTAGGCACGACAGTTAATCATCTAGTCAGTACTAACGGCATTAAAAATGCCAATCTGATTTATCCTGGTCAAGTGTTAAAATATTAAACAGCATGGCCCTATCTTTTACCGGATAGGGCCATTTTTTATTTGTGCTAATTCTTCTAGTTCTATCTTCGCAACATCAAATTCCATTTTTATTGCATCCTCTTTTTTCTCAAAATCTTTGATGACAATCGTCGTAGTCTTATACTCGTTTTCGATGATTACGCCATCTTTTGTTTTAAGCACATAACCAATTTGATTTTTAAAATACAT